CCTATGACTTTGAGCGTCTGATGGATGGCGCTAAACTGCTGAAATCTTCAGAGTTTGGCGACGCAATGATCAAACACATGTAAGTGTGTTTGCTGGCGGGAGCATCATGCTCCCGCTCTCTAAAATCACTCACTGACATTCTTCTGCAAAACCCCTGCAAAACTCTTCTGCAAAACTGTCTAAAAAAGAAACAGCTATACGGCAATTACGACCCAATCTTTTCCTCGGTCATCATTATATTTATCTGTCTGAACTTGGTTTTTATGGCCCAAAAGACTCTGGGTGTTTAACCCTTGTTCGCGATAAATCCTTTCAGCTAATGATCGCTGTTCATGAAACGTCGGAGCAGTTCCTTTTTCCCACTCGATCCCACATCTATCACGCGCATTACTAAACCCAGTTGTAATAGTATTGCTTTTTATCCCCGACCCACGAGTTGCTTGGGAGGTGCTATGGTGATGATGGATTATGAATTTACTGAGAATTCTGTCCCTGCAACGAAAGATCACATCCTCAAGAGTCATCTGTAGAACTTCGCATTTCAAACTTAACGGTATCGCTAATTTGGCCCCCGTCTTTTCCTGTACTACATGAAGATAACCATCCCATATATCTGAAAACTGCATTCTCGCTATGTCACCAAGCCGTTGCCCTGTTATCAATGCTAACAACATCGAATTTTGGACATAGTTAGGTAGTTCAGCTGCGGATTGAAAAATTAAATTCCACTCATCAAAACTAAGTCTCTCGCGACGGACCTTATTTCGAGGTTCACGCGTGGCCAACGCGGGATTGTAACCCGCAGGGACTTCACCAGCGTGCTGTGCTTCTTTAAATATATCTATCAAAACCATGCGAACTATCTGTGCCATTCTATTCTGGCCTTTACTTTTATAATCTTCTATTAAGTCTGCTATGTTTCTGACCGTAACTTGACCAACCTCAGTAAGGCCGTATGAAGAGTTGAATACTTTTATTGGCGCAGCTTTCTGCTTTAATGTATTTAATTTTATTTCACCAGACTTGTATCTTTCTTCTTGTATTAATTCGTATTTTTTTAACCAAGTTGATACTGTTATTCCGCCTCCAGTTTTCCTGCTGATCTCGTCCCTGGCCTTAAGCAGATGATTCATCTTTTGCTCAGCAAGCCTTGAGTTTGCTTCAAGAGCAATAATTTTTGCTTCTTTTTCATCTGTTCCAAGACCATGAAACTTCCCGGTGATCGGATGTTTATATCGCCAATATACGCGTTTGGTTCTGGCATCTGTAAAGCAAGACAACCCTGGAATATTTATGTTGTACTTACGAGGTCTCGCCATCTTCAAGAATCCTTTTTAAACGAGGGTCATCAGATTTTTTAACCGCTGGTTTAACAGACATGCCTACAAATCTGGCATTACGGTCAACCCTCCAGCATCTTCCCGCCTTAACTGGAGAGGGATGGATCATGCCGTTTTTGGCATATTTAATAAGGGATGCTCCGCTTGGTACCGGCTCATCAAATTCTTCTTTTGCCCAATCGGCAAGCTTCATAGTTCTGCTCATATCTGTCTCCGCATTATTCCCGCTGCATCGGGTCTAAGTAGCTGTGACATGTCACAGCTTTATTTTCGTCTCATGCCAGCCAAAAGTTTGCCAGCACGCTGAATCGCCTATCTTGTAGAAATAACATCCATCTGGATCACCCGGCAGCGCATCCCCGCACTTACCGCAACGCTTCTGCTTAAGCTCACCCAGAACGCTCTCAAGCTCTGCATTGTCTTTGCGAATGAGAAGGGAGATATACTCATTCATATCGTAAGGCTCCCTGAAAGGGCGACGTGTCGCGCAGTTCTGCCGGAGCATCTCCAACTCTTGCTGATCCAGAGTCAGCTCCAGCTTCCCTAATCCTTCCTCTGCCTGGCGTTGTCGCTGTGCTGCTTTGCGTTCTGCGGCCGACTTACTCATATGCCATTCCCTTTGAGCTGCTAAGCTCAGATGAGGGGGTACGACTATGTGCGGACGCTTCATTCAGTACAGAACACGCGAAGAATATCTGAAGGAGTTTGCCGACGAGGTAGAGCGGCAGATTGCCCATGACCATGAGCCTATCGGCAGGTATAACGTCGCTCCCGGCACGCGCGTTTTGCTTCTCAACCAGCGCGATGACAAGTTGCATCTTGATCCAGTTCACTGGGGCTACGGGCCCGAATGGTGGGATAAAGCCCCACTCATTAACGCCAGAGTTGAAACGGCCGCAACAGGTCGGATGTTCAAGCCGTTGTGGAACCATGGCCGCGCGATCGTCATGGCCGATGGCTGGTACGAATGGAAGCGTAACGGCAGCAAGAAACAGCCATACTTCATCTACCACGAATCCGGTAAGCCCATCTTCTTCGCCGCCATCGGTAAAGCGCCATACGACAAGGAGGACGACAACGAAGGCTTTGTCATTGTCACAGCCGAAAGCGATAAAGGGCTGGTGGACATTCACGACCGCAGGCCGCTGGTTATTGAGCCTAAATCCATTATGGAATGGCTTGATCCTGAAACCAGTAGCGAACGGGCCAGCGAGATAGCCAAGGATGAGTCCGTGCCGGCTGATGAATTCACCTGGCATCCTGTTGCTGAAACGGTCGGTAACGTTAAGAACCAGACCGCTGACCTGATAGAAGAGATTGATGATCCGGTTCTGTAATGGAAAAGGCATCATTCACCTCCTACACGCTGGAATTCAATAACCCACACCCACGGGTTAGCCAGCCAGCTGTCTTCGCCGTAGATGGATTCCCACACATGATGGAAATGCTCATGGGGCGTGGCGCTGTAAATGTAGCCAGGTATGGAGCCATGACCACCCAGGCACCCTTCAGCCATAGCATCAGCCTCAGTCATGCTATTCAGTCGTTCTGCTCGAACGCCGGTAATCTCCAGTGTGATGCGGGACGCCCAGCGCGGCATGTGAATGGATGGCTTCCAACATGACCGGCCATCAACGCAGCCGTCATCATCACCCCATGTGAATCCACCGTCAGCAGCGTAGATGGCGTGACCAGAGTAATAGCCATTGCCGAAAGGCTTCTCATGCACGGCCTTTGCTGGGCGGTCTGGAACGTAATCAACCATCAGGCCATTATTATCAAATGAGGGGTCACAACTGACCACGTCTCACGCACCCACAGGCGATCACCAACTTCACCGAACGGGCAGAGGGACAATATTTGCTCCATTGCGTTCGGGAAAATCCAGCCAGCTGGTGGATATTTCTTCGCTTCCTGTTTGTTGCGAGGGAATACCAGGTTCGGCAGGATGTCAGAACGGCGCGGCTGATGAAGAACTTTTCGGCGCGTCTGCGTCTTACTACCTTCCAGAACTGCACAAACCATGTCGGCGTTAAAGAGGATTGGGCGTTCACGCATAGTCATTCCCCCATACCGATTAACGCAGGGGCATTAGAGCTACCATCCACTCCATGAAAAACTTTTGCGAGCACTCCCTCTTGATAGCCCAGATATTTGGCATGAGAGGGTTTATCAGCATTTTTGCTGTTGCGGGCCTTGGCGTTTTCCATACCCTCATCTCGTAACTTTTCCGCGTAGGCGCTCATTTTGGCTTCCTGTTCTTCATCGATAACCAGCTCTTTCACTGCGTGATAGGCACCAGAGGCCCAGCCCTCGCAATACTGGTCAGCTAATGCCGCCTTACGCTTTGGGGGAAGCCAGCTTTCGCAGTGGTCATTGATGAAATTTTTTCGCGCCTGCTTAATCTGGCGTGTCAGAACGTCAAAGATGTATGCAGCTGCAACATCACGGTTATCCAACCCATAAAATTTAACGACGCGTTTATAGCGGTAGCCAGAGGTTACTCTCCAGCTTACAAGGCCTTTCACGGCGAAGGCCTTTTCGATGGTTTGAGTCAGGAAGATCATGTAGCGGGGCAGCTTCTCAGCATCACTCGGAGAGCTTTTGCTTTCACTGGTGCTGATTTCAGAGAAAACGACCTCTGATTCACTCAGGCCATGCTCCCGCATGAATGCCTGCGCTTTCGACATGGCACTGGCGGCTTCTGCAGGGCTGCTGGTGTTCTCAGCCAGACGCATCAATTTTTGGATTTTGGAGAGGTATTTTTTTTTGGCGGTTGCGTCCATCACTCACCATCCTTAGCTGCACGGAGCCATATACAAACAGCACCATCATCCGTGTCATGAATAGAGGCCACGAACCATCCATCACCTGTGGGCGATTCTGGATGCCAGTTAGAAAGGTCTGCGCCATCGATATCAGGATCGGACATTTCCTCATCCCGATATTCGACTGACCATTCCAACCCCTGAGATTCCATCCAGCTTTTGAATTCGTCATTTGGTATGTATTCACGGCCATCACAAAAAGCCAGGTAATCCGGATGCGTCCAGTAACCGTAATCATCACGCTGCACTTCAATTGGCTGAATCATTCGATAGCTCCCTTGCATTTTTTGCCAGAACTGAACAGCCACGGCTGCTCACTCAAAGGTTTAGTTTTATCGTATGGGCGCTGGATCATTTGGCACCGCCAGATTTCATGAAGGTTGCATGAGCTAACAGGCTTAGCGACCCGTAGTAATCACCCATATTGAATTTGATGAGGTGCATATACCCGCGATTGTGTAGCTTCACAGGTACGCAGCATCCCATTTGAAGACGCCTGACATGACGCGGTGCTTTAGTGGACATAAATTTGGCTCCCATACTGAGCATGAAGATGCTGGTTCAGCTTTTCAGCGAGGTTCTGGGCTTTGATGGGGTTTGAGATAAGCCCATAATCTGCACACAACCAGCCTGCTTGCTGGTGGCAGTAGCTGAAGGTTATGAATCCAACTGTGATGGCATCGGTTGGCGTCTGCATGGGAACCCCTCCATGCCCGGAGTGGGGCCGTTCAGTACTCGGTTGATTACTTCACTGGCAAAAGACTTTTCGCCAGGCAGATCGAGCGCAATCGACAGGGTGGTTTGAACCATCTTTAAATGGGCGTTCTGCTCGATGTAGGTAGCCAGCAAGTCAAACTTCACATACTGCCCATTAGGGCATGACCGCATATAAGCCATCTCGTGGTTCATCTGCATCATGTAGTCAGGCTGGAAGCGCTCTACCTGTGAATCAGGGGAGGCTTTAACGAGTGCCTGACGAATATCGAGGCGAACGGCCAGAGCACGCAGCAGGCAGGAGATATCCGGAAAGGATTTATCCAGCTCTTTTGCTTTACCGTAAGCTTCGCTAACCAGCTCTGACGTAGTTAATTCTGCTACTTCTGCCATGTGTGTACCTATCAAATTCAGGCTGCACGAATCCCTTGCCAGATTGGCAATAATTCAGAAAGCCTTGGTGTATTTAATTGGCTGGTGGATCACTGCATTAATCCACAGCCTGTCTCCGCTGAGTGAGGTGGTGTCAGGAGTTGAACCTGCTTCAGGTGGATCGACCTGACTATCACCGGATATCCCACATCGGCAAGGGCGTTCGCTTAGCGTCTCAAAGCATTCAACAAAGACCCGCCTTGCAAATGCCCTTGCCTGATGTGAAAAAAGTGCGGGTAAACCGGGTTATAAATTCCCTGGTTAGGAGGTAACCGGCTACCCGCCAAGACTACACACAGCATTTGAACCAATGGAGATGGCTTGGTAACACCTGTTAGCCATCTGGTAAAGCTAAAGGTAATTAAAGTTACAGTTGTTGTCAATGGATTTGGTAACAAGAGTTACCTGTGGAGGCGAAAATAAACCCGTGGGTACGGGCTTGGAGGGTTAAAGCTCTTGGACTACCTGAACGACTTTGCCAAGAATGCGACAGGTATTGTCACACTGGATCGGTTTAAAAATTGGATTAAGGGGCATCAGATATCGGTAAGGGCCATCAACCACCATTTTTTTCACGGTGGCATCAGAACTGCCATCAATAACGGCCACAACAATTTTACCGTTCAGATCATCAAACGAACCATAGTTCGGCTCCACTATGACAGTAGAACCTTCCGGGATGCTTGGATACCCATTTGGATTAGTCATAGATTCGCCTCTGACGTCCAGGGCAAATGCATCTTCAGAAACCTTCACAGTAGTAGAGCACCATCTAATTACATCACTCAGCCGAGCTGCTGCATACGAATCAGTCCAGCCACCTGCCTGAACGGAAGATATGACAGGCACCGATATCATCGGCGGAGAGATTGGTTTTAGCCTTGTATCATCCTTGACGTGATCACCCGTTCCATAGAGCAACCATTCTGGAGAGCAGGTAAGAGTTTTCGCCAGCTGATGAAGGTTTTCACCTGCCGGTCTAACCGTTCCGTTCTCCCATTTGGTTACAGATACCCGGCTAACTCCAAGTAGCTTAGCCAACTGTTGCTGTGTGTAGTCCAGTTGGGTACGTCTCTGTCTAATTCGATCATTCATCTCGGTTTTCATGTAACCAATGTTACGCGAATCCGATGTAAAAGATGTTTGCGTAATTTGGTAACTTTTGTTACCTTCATCTAATTCCAAAAGAGGAGACATAAATGTACAAAAACCTTGTCATTCAGCATTTCGGTGGCGTTGTGAAAACCGCCGATGCTTTAGGTATTAAACACCCGGCAATTTCTCGCTGGGGCAGTGTAATCCCTGAAAAACAGGCGATGCGTCTCGAACGTATTACTAAAGGAGCTTTGCGTTATGAGCCAACGCTCTATGAAACAAACCATAACCGATCGGCGAAAGCCTGATAACTACCAAAGGTAAAGGCAAATGGTGGAATTACAGCAGATTGTGATTCAGGCATGTAAGCAGTACGAAGGCACGAACAGAGAGATTGCTGAATTCATGGGATTGAAATATGGCGAGTTTAACAACCGCCTGCACATGAAAAACGGCACACGGTTCTTCGATATGGACCAGCTGGCGTTCATGCAACACGTGGTAGGTCATCCGTTCCTGGCTGACTACTTTGCTGCTCAGTTTGGGATGCTGGTAGTTGATAACCCGAATCCTGAACTGGTGGATAACGTGGACCTGTTTACTTTGCAGATGCGCGCAGACGCTGCCAGAGGTTTAGCGGCGCAGGGCAAGCTGGATGCTGAAGAGGATGGGGTGGTTGAGTATCACGAACTGAAATCAGTAACACAGAGCGTTATGAAGTCCATTCGCTACACCATGCAGGGTGTACTGACCTGGGCAGCGTTGCACGGTATGCAGGCCGATGCAGCAGATTTGATGGTGGGTAGAAAAGTTGATGCCCAGGAGATTGCAGCTCCCGGGCATCGTCGCACTTAAGTCACTTTTAGCGGAGACACAAGCACATGAACAGTTTACTTAAAAAAGCTGGCATACCGCAAATGCGTTGTAAGCCATTGCCGGGTGGTAAATCACCGGTGCCGTATTGCTATGAGTCCAGATTAACTGGCGAAGCGGTGAACAGCAACTACCAGGCTGAAGAGTCACGGGTAGAAATCATGAAGGTCTGGCAGCAGGTCAACGAACTGGCATCAGATGGAGGGCTGCGTGGATGAAGACAGCCAAAACCTCAAAAGGAAATACCGGGACCATCGCGGCGTTCTGGTCACTGTTATCCGCTGGGACCGAATCAACCAGCAAGTCATCTACCTCCGTGAAGGGTATCCGTATGAGTGCATGCAGCCTCTGGAACTCTTCATCAAGAAATTCACGAGGGTTATATGAGCGTTAAGTTATCCGCATACGTTTGGGACGGCTGCGCTTTGTCTGGCATGAAGTTGTCGGAGGTGGTGATTATGGCTCGACTGGCTGACTGGTGTAATGACGAAGGCGTGTGCTGGCCAAGCGTGGCAACGATTGCGCGTCAGATTGGAGCTGGTGAAAGCACCGTGCGCAACGCGATCGGCAAGCTGGTGAAGGATGGATGGTTGAGCCGCCGTCAGCGCCGCCAGGGCAACCGGAACGCATCGAATGTTTATCAGCTGAACGTTTCAAAACTGCGTGCTGCTGCCTCTAAAGTTCACCCGCCAGAATCTGACACCTCAGAATCTGACGCATCAAAATTTGAGGCATCAAAATCTGACCCGTCGAAATCCCAGCGTGAAAACGGTTTTGACCCTCTGAAATCTGGGGGCGATCCGTTAGTAAATTCAAAACAAGAACCATCAGATAAAAAGACTTCTTGTCAGCCTGCTGCGCAGACCGACCCTGAAGTGGTTCTGACTGACATGGCTAAGCAGGTCTTAACCCACTTCAACCGGGTTACCGGACAGCGATACCAGGTGAGCAAGTCTTCGATGGAAAACATCCGGGCCCGGCTGGGTGAAGGTTTTACCACTGACGAGCTGATCCTGACGACCGATTACCTGAATGCCAAGTGGGCCAATGACCTGAAGATGGCTGAATACCTTCGTCCCACGACGATGTTCCAGCCAACGAAGTTTCAGGGGTATCTCAGCGGCGCTAACGGCTGGCTCAAAGCAGGCCGACCAAAGTGCGTGAACGGGGAGTGGGTCAGGGACAACGGCGAAACTATCGGGCACAAGCGTGAAGATCACACCGAACGTGACGCAGCCTACCGTCGCTTCATCGGGAGCGGCAGACAACTTAGGACCCCTAGCCAGCTGGAAGAAATGGTCAAGGCTGAAGCCAGCAGGGCAAACGTACGTTCGATGAATGCCAGTTTCGCAGTGAGCCGCTGGAACAGCATCTGGAGAGACTGCGCACAGCGCACATCGGGGAGTAACGCAGCATGAATATTCGTGAACTGGCTGTCGAGTTTGTCCGAAAAAACCCTGGCTGCACTTCAACGCAGATCGCCAACGGTGCCGGAATACCAAAGCGCATGATCCAGCCGCTGATGACCGAGCTTTACACGCAAGAAGTTGTGACCCGCTATGCGCGTAAGGCACATCCATTTTTCTACCGCTTACCGCTGGATTCCGATCGGGCATGCCTCGGACCTAAGTATGAAACGCACCGTGCGAAGGCTGTTGAACTGGAGAAGCGTGGTTTATGGCGACGTGCGGCCCGTGAATGGCTTCAGGCGATGGATTCAACCATCAACGAAGAGGCCCGAGATAAGGCTGCAACACGCCGGGAGTACTGCATAAGTCATGGCTGCGTTGGCATTCTGACTGATGTATCCAGCGTTAATTCTGTGTCAGTTCCGGCCATTGACCTGTGGAGGGACTGATGAAAAGCAGACTTCGGGCGCACCTCAACCGGCATGAGATTTTTTATCACAGCATTCGCATCGCAAGCGTATTGATTGCTCTGCTCTTTTTGGCTCTGGTTATGGAGATGGTAAGCAAATGACTTCACTTTCAGTAGTACACAAGAACCGCGACGATTCAAAAACCGATATCGTCCCACGCAAAACCTATTTCGCAGGGCTGAAAGAGTTTTACGTCGAGCCTGGCTACAACGTTCGTGAGATTGACCAGCAGCACGTTGAAGAATTCCGTGATGCGTTCATTCAAGGCGAAGAAGTCCCGGCACTGATTGTCCAGATTACCGAGCAGGGCCTGAAAATCATTGATGGTCACCATCGCTACTACGGCGCGTTGATGGCGATTGAAGCTGGCCATGAAGTCGCCCGCCTGGAATGCAAAGACGCTAAAGGGTCAGAGGCTGATCGCATTGCGCTGATGGTCACCAGTTCTCAGGGGCGTGCGCTGTTGCCGCTGGAACGAGCCGCTGCTTACCAGCGTCTGATGAACCAGGGCTGGACTGAAGCGGAGATTGCTAAAAAAGTAAAACGTTCGGTAGCTGACGTTGAGCATCATCTTCAGTTACTGGCTTGCGGTGACGAGCTGATCGGTATGGTTCGTGCCGGAGAAGTGGCCGCAACCACAGCAGTATCGATGTCCCGTGAATTCGGTACTAGGGCGGGCACTGTTGCAACGCAGGGGCTGGCGAAGGCCAAAGCAGCCGGCAAGAAGAAACTGACCAAAGCTGCTGCCATACCTCAGTTCAGTGCCATTAAAGCCCGTCGCCTTATCGAACTGCTGGTGGATGCCGAGGTAGGGATGATGTCAGGCGGTTGCAAGTCGCTGGTAGTACGGGAAGAACTGATGGATGAAATCACCGCCATCCTGACTGAGTACCGTAAAGGGGTTAAGGGTGATGCACATGAAGCCAGTACTGATGACACCGTGACTGAAAACCCATTGCCGCTGACCAAAGCAGACATTATCAGTCAGAGCGGTGTTTCCACCTGGGCATGCGCAGCGGCCGCGTTCGGCGATATGGAAGCCTTCACGTTCAGCCAGTCGAAGTATGCGCACACATGGGCAGCTGACTCTGTTGATAATCCAGAGGCGGTAGTCATTCCACAGGAGACTATCCGCAAGGCTGTCAGTTTCATCAACAGCTATGGCGACACAAGCGAACTGCGCGAGTGGGTGAATAAGAACTATCAGGATGAAGCCATTCAGGAAGAGATGTTCCAGCGCTTCAGCACCGTGTACCGGGAGAATCAGAGCGACGTGAAATCAGCCTCTGAATTCCTGAAGTTACTGAACTGCACCCTGAGCGCCAGCTGGACGAATATCCGCACCTTACGGGCAGCGGTGAAACAGGCGATTGGCGAACTGGCAGGAGCGTCTCAATGAAATACGGGCTCATCTACGCTGATCCACCCTGGCAGTATGGCAACACCGTTAGCCGCGGTGCCGCCGATGGCCATTACAACACCATGAACCTGACCGAACTGAAGAGGCTCCCCGTGTGGGAGCTTGCTGAAGATAACTCTGTTCTGGTGATGTGGTACACCGGGACACACGTTGAAGAGGCGCGTGAACTGGCAGAGGCGTGGGGGTTCGATGTCCGTCAGATGTTCTGCTTCACATGGGTGAAGTTTAACCCCCTGGCTGAGCAGCGTTTCAATAAGGCGATCACCGAGCAGACTATCTTCGACTTCACCGAGCTGCTGGACATGCTTAATGCTGAGACCTGGATGAATCCCGGCAATTACACGCGGGGTAATCAGGAGTCGGCGCTGGTGGCAGTCCGGGGAACGGGGCTGGAGCGAAGCAGCCGATCGGTTAAGCAGGTGATCTACTCATGCCAGGGTGGGCACAGTACCAAACCGGCAGAGGCCAGATTCAGGCTTGAAGAGCTGTATGGCGATATACCACGCATTGAGCTATTCGCACGCCGCCCGACAGAGGGATGGGATATCTGGGGCAATGAGTGCAAGAACAGCATCCAACTGGTGCCGGGGAGGGTTGCATGATCCATTACCACGGCGGCCCAATCTACCCAGAGCAGTGTGCTGTAAGAGCCTGGTCTGCCAGACATGCATTTATCTCTTACGCCCGTTCCGAACAGATTGAACTGGCTTCTGAGCTTTGTCAGTCATTCGCTCTCGACAACGGGGCATTCAGCGTGTGGAAGAAAGCAGGCAAAAACTGCATTGACTGGTCTGGTTATTATGAGTTTGTTGATAAGTGGAAGAACCATCCCGGTATGGATTTCGCGATCATCCCTGACGTGATTGATGGTGGTGAAGCTGAAAATGATTTCCTGCTGCAGCAGTGGCCACACGGGAAATTCTTTGGTGTCCCTGTATGGCACATGAATGAATCTGAGGAACGGTTTATCCGCCTTTGTAATGAGTTCCCTCGTGTGGCGATCGGTTCGTGTGGGGAATATGACGTCAAGAAACCTCGTATGGCAGTGGCTCGACTTAAGGACATTATCCGGCATGTATTGGACGTTCACGGTCGCCCTGTATGCAAGCTTCACGGCTTACGAATGTTGAACCCAGATATTTTCACCAAGATTCCGTTGGCTTCAGCGGACAGCACCAACATTGCTCAGAACGTTGGTAAGGATAACAACTGGGCTAAAGGAAACTACCTGCCAGCATCCAAGGAAACCAGGGCATATGTAATGGCTGAGCGCATCGAGTCAAATAACAGTACCGGAACCCTGCATTACGACCCGGTAAAGGATCGAGTGAGCATACAGCTGGCAATGGAGATTTGATTTGAAGCTTATATTGCCATTTCCACCAAGCATAAACGGTTATTGGCGCTCCCCAGGGAAGGGGGCGTTAATCAGCGCGAGAGGGCGAACGTACCGGGTTAATGCAATCGCCTCTGTCTGGGAGCAGCTTAAACGCCGTCCACAGCCTATCACCCATGAAATTGATATCCACGTCATCCTGTACCCACCGAGCCGCGCTAAGCGTGATTTAGACAACTTCCAGAAAGCCCTTTTCGACAGCCTGACTCATGCCGGAGTTTGGGCTGATGACAGCCAGATCAAGCGGATGTTAGTGGAATGGGGTGATGTGACATGTCACGGTAAGGCGGAGGTGACGATCAATGAATTTCATCGTAAAAACAACGATGTCACGTTGTCCGAATAAGGTCAGGTATGTATATTTATACAGTCACTTTGTTACGTTTTGCATGCAGGCGAGCGTAACCACAATTAGCGGAGACAAGCATGAATCAGTTACTCGTAATTGATGGCGTTTCTGTACGCCAGGATAACTCAGGGCGTTATTGCCTGAATGATTTACACCGTGCTGCTGGTGGAGAGGATCGGCATAAGCCAGCTAACTTCTTCCGTCAGGAGAACATCAAGACACTATGTGCAGAAATCGACCGTTGCTCAGATTTGAGCATCGGTTCGGTTGAGTCGATTCGTGGCGGACCCAATCAGGGAACCTACGTCAGCAAAGAACTGGTGTATGCGTACGCCATGTGGATCAGCGCGGTATTCAATCTGAAGGTCATCCGAACATTCGACGCAGTGGTGACCGGGCAACAGATTAGCCAGCGTTCTGACCAGGTGCAGGCAGCTGTCATCCTCCTTGAGTCTGCATCACGTATGCTGAACTTCTCAAACTCTTCAAAGCTGGGCGCTTATCAAAAGCTTCAGGAATTCGCTGGTCTGCCGAACATGATGCCCTCATACGCTATCGACGCACCATACGATTCGGTAGATGGATCGAGTCGTCCGACAATGGCTCTGACTACACTGTTGATGAAACATGGCATCAAATTGCCCACAGCTGATGCATTCCAACGTTTAAAAGAGATTGGGATTGTTGAGCGCATGTCGCGGCCAAGCAATTCATCACGCGCATGCGATGGAGTGAAGCTGTTCTGGTCCATTACCAGTAAAGGGCTGGCGTTCGGAAAGAACATCACCAGCCCCAACAACCCAAGAGAGACGCAGCCTCACTTCTACAATACGAAGGCACAGGAGCTTATCCGTTTAATGGTCAGCTCCAGCGCTGCATAAGGGGTATTGATGCGAGCTTTACTCAAGCCCTGTGTACAGTCCGACCTCGGCGTGGTGTTGTTGAAGCCTGGCCGGGAACTGATGCCTTTGTTTCACCAGCGGCGAATCCTTATCAGCAGCGAACCAGAATACATGCAGAGCCATGCGTCAGGTGCAGTTGCTGATGTAGGCCAGCCGCTACTGGACGATCCTGCCATATTGTCGTTCTTCACACATCAGAGGGTGATAAATGCCGCTGGCGGGATTGATGCGCTGGAGAATCATCTCAAAGAGACAAATGGCTGTCAGTGGCACGGAGACTGGCACTCCACAGATCACGCCATCTTGAGAACGGAAGAGGGCGCGGTAAGGTTGTGCTGGCATCACGATAATGAACTGCGTGAGATGGCCTCGCTTCCAAAGCTCCTGACAATATCTCAGGTCAACGCCGCTAAGTGGGTTATCCAGTCAGCGCTGGTGGCTTTTCATCTGCCAGAGGGGCATCAGTTGACGCTGCCAGAACTCTGCTGGTGGGCTGCTACCAAAAACGTTATCGATTTGATGCCTGAGCCGGCAGCACGCCGTGTTTTGAAAATGCGTGCAGAAAAGATAGCAACTGGCGTGATGCGGGAGTCAGAGATTGCTCCCTCAAGAACGGCAACCAGCATCCTTGAGGAACAGGCTAAGCAGGTATTGGAGATGGCCATTGATCCGGAGACACCAGAAACATTCCTGTTGAGACCCAAGCGTCGTCGCTGGATCAATGAGAAATATACCCGTTGGGCAAAATCTCAGCCTTGCCTTTGTTGCGGCAAGCCTGCTGACGACCCGCACCACTTGATTGGTTACGGCCAGGGGGGAACGGGAACTAAAGCGCATGACTTATTCGTGATCCCGCTATGCAGAGCGCATCACGATGAACTTCATGCGGATATGCGGGCGTTTGAAGCAAAGTATGGCACTCAGCCAGAAATGCTTTTGCGCACGCTGGACAGAGCCCTGTCACTGGGCGTTATCGCCACGGGCAAAAAATAGCGGAGACAAAGATGCGTGATATTCAATTGGTGCTTGAACGTTGGGGGATTTGGTCCCGTCATCGTTATGAAATGGAGTTTTCGGCTATTGCGGCTGGATTTAAGGGGCTACTACCAGAATCAACCAGCCCAGATAGCTGTACTGACTCAGATGCCATGATTATTGATTCATGCGTGGGTAGACTTAAACAAAAGCGGCCTGATGAGCATCAGTTGATTGAAGCCTATTATATCAAGGGCATATCAAAGCGGCAGCTTGCCAAAAAATACCAAAAAGATGAGAAAATCATCAGGATAAAATTGCAATTAGCTGAGGGTTTTGTTGAAGGGTGCTTGGCAATGCTTGGAGTTGAATTAGAAATGGATAGTTAAATGTATTAGTTCAAATTTGGCCTGACACAGCTATGGCACAGATCTAAACCTAATCTGACAGGCAGCTCTGTGCCAACGGCGAACATGGCTACTAATCAACCTAAAATAAGAAAATTGTTCTCATCAAAT